AGCGCGTTGACAAACGCGGCGTAGTGCGCCTGTGCCCGTTGCATGTTTCCTGCGTACTCGCTGTCCTTGGTGTAGGCCCGGTACAGGATGTAGTCCTGGAGAGCGTTGGCGTAGATGTCCGGCACGCTGATATTGCCAGTAACGGCGGTATAAGTAGAGCCGTCAGGAGGCTCTGCAATATCGGTCGGATAAGCCGAATACATAATATCTAGCCGAGTATTTGTAGTAGCTGGCGGATAAACGTAAAACACTTTGGGGTCGCGCGGGTCATACATAAAGTGAATAACTTCGTCCTGTGGCGTGGCCGTATGCCAGTTAGGTACTTGCGCGTCAAGTATCTCTCTATTGATCATGCGCACGGCTCTAAAAGTACCGCCGATTTTTGCGTTTCTCACGACTTCGATCAGCTTAGAGCCGTTAGAGGGTATAGACTGTTTGGTACCCGCCACGCATGTGATCGTAGCACTAGACAGCCCAGCATCTGGTCTATGCAGGACGATTTCTCTCTGGCCGTCGTTCAAGTAGCGAACAAGCTCCGCTACCGGCCAGCGCACGGAAGTGTTGTCTTGCAGTGTATCGACACACCGCCTGATGATATCCTTAGCTGGTATTGCCATACGTCACCTCTACGCAAACGGCTTCATAGCCACAGAAAACGTTACACGTGAACGACCCCTAGAAGACTCCCATCTAGCAGCTGCCATAGCAGTAGAAGCCTTCCTACGGTAGAGAACTGCCATCTCTGGATTACTGAACGTCTGGCCCGGCACAGACATTATTCTATACAGCGCGAGCTCTACTATCGCGTCGGCCCAGTCGTTGAAAAGTTTGTCGCTTAGCTGCGTCGCGTTTCTAGTAGGTTTCACAGCGCAGACTACGCTAAGCTCTTTAGAGTCTGCCGGGGGTGGTACTAAAGTTAGAGAAATAGATCCGTCAACTTCCCTGACATAATACCTAGCTGGCGCACCCGGCGGCAATAAAAGCCCTCTGCCAACATCTGCTGTTACTGGGGCTATAAATGCGCCGTCTAGTTTGGCTTTGGTAACAATTACAAGGTTCGTTTGCGGCGGCAGAGTGAAGTTGTAGTCTGCAATTCCTTGGACCGTCGTCTCCGGGTCTAGCTCTACTACATCTACCAAAGTGGACTCGCAGAACTCTATGGCCGCATCGACAACAGCTTGTTGTGCCAGCGGCTCGGGGCACGCTGGCACGTAAGGTAGCAACCTACTAAAAAACTGGCTTACTGGAACCACGGCGAACCCCCCGGCGTTTTACCGCCGGGGGTCATTCTATCACGCAGCAATCAGCAGCGCCATAGCTTCGGGCTTGACCACTTTGTAGCCGAACACGTTCAGCGAGCGGATGTAATCACCGAAGTCGTTCGGGTTGCGAACGGTTTCCATCTTGGTGATCTGCGACGCGAACGTGATGGCCGACTTGTGGCCAGCGAGGATCGCGCGGCGCTTGGCAACCGTGCCGGTGGTCGTGACGCTGTCTTCCGAGCCATCGCCAGACACCCAGGGCGTGGCGGTGCCAGCCGCGCCTTTAGGCAGGTTGTTCGACACGTAGACCGTGAAGCGGTCGATGGTACCGATTTTGCCATTGCGCACGGGGCTGGTCGAGTCGCCGGTAGCATACGCCTTCGCCAGATCGCTCTGGAACAGCAGCGCACGAGTGGCCGGGTCGATGACCAGCCAACGGTCGGTCTCGGGGACGTTTTGCTCGTCCAGTACCGAGGCCAGCTCCAGCACCTTCTGCACGACATTGGAAGCCGTCAGCGTGATCGGCGCAGCGTCGGTGCCGAGGTTGTACGCCCCCGAGTTGACGCCAGCGGTAGCACCCTTGTTGGCAGCCGCAGCTTGCGAGAAGGTGTTGTAGAGCACCGTCGAGTCGATCTTGACACGCATCTGCTCGGCAGCGTCGGCAGAGAACATGTCCATCAGGTCGGGCTTGGCCTGATAAGCCAGAACGTCGTTGACTTGGAAGGCGAAGTAGAAGCCTTTGTCAATCAACAACTCCTGCACGTCAGGGGTCGGAGCCTGGTAGGTCAGGTTCGTACCGGCCGAGTACGGCAGCACAACGATGGACGGGGCGGTGTTAATCACCACCTTGTCGCCAATACCGGAGATTTCGCCTTGGAAATCCGTATTGGCGATCTCGCCGTACACCGACGCCTTGTAGAACTTGGCGTTCAGCTTGGCCGACCAGACGGTCGGAATGAAAGTACCGCTATACGACGGGCTCGTATTGAACGGTGCGTTTACAGGAAACACTGCGGGCATGACTGAAACTCCTTACACGTTAGCGAACGCGGCCTTCCGCGATCGCTTCATTGATCACCTGTTCCAGCTTCGCCGCCTCAGCCTCGCGCCCACGGTACTTGTTCTGCGCCACATCGCGGTAGAACGCCTGAATCTGCGCCTGTGTAATCACAGGTTTTTCAGGCTGTGCCGTCGGAGCGGGGGCGGCGGTCGTCGCCGGACTCACCTGTTTTTCGACAGACTTAGTGGGCTTCTGCGACTGATGCAGCGCCTTGAAAGTATTAAAGATGGCCGCCACGCGCTTGACGTCGAGGGCTCTGTGGGCCGCCGTGAGCGCCGCTTGACGACTAACACCGTACACCGGGTCCTCTTCGCCAAGCCAGTCGAGGAAGCGCTGGTCTGCGTTGATCTGCTCCCAATCAGGCACTGCCTGCGAGAGCTTGCTGAAGAACACCTCTTCGGCCGTCATCGAGACCGTCTGCGCCGTCCCATTCAACTGCTGCTCCACGGCAGCCAAGCGTTTCTCGAACGCCTGGACGACACCATCTACCTTCGCTGCCAGCCCCGCAAACACTGCGGACGCCTGCCGCTTGACCATCTCCACCAAATCTTGTCCGAATTCCTCGACGTCCTTCGGGTCTGCTACGGCGGCCGGGGGCTCAGGTCGCTTGCTCAGCTCGTCCATCAACCTGTCCAGTCGAGTAGTTAGCTCGTGGACCTGTTGCGTCAGCGCTTTGTTGCTGCCCTGTAGCTCATTGACGCGCGAATTAAACAGCCCTTGCAGTGACTTATAGCGCTGCTCCCACGTGGATTCGTCCGATTTGACCACCTCCGCCACTGGCGTATCAGTGGGTTTGGCAGGCGGCTCAGAGCTGGGCTCCACTTGTGGCGCTGCTTCCGTCGGCGCAACATCAGCGTGTGCCGAATCCGGCTGCGTAGCAGCTTCGGCTGGCTTGTTTACATCAGCCAGCATGGCTTCGGCGGCTTCAAGTTGGGCCTGGACAGAACGAGGAAGACTCATACAAAAACTCCTGGGCGGCAGTGCCGCGTATCAGGTTGAACAAAATACTAGCATCTTTATCGAGCTAGTGCAACTACTGCCGTTTGGCAGATTCCTCAGCCGCGTTAAGGCGGTCGAGAAATGCGTTAATGAACGCGCACGCCCCTTGCGCCTTCATGAGCGCGGCGTGGTCTGCGTTCACCATCAACACCGAGACGTGCCGCTTGAGCTGCCCCTCCAACCACTCGCGCAGGGGCTTATGCCGGCATAAGTAGTCAAACAACTGAGCTTCTTTATCTCGCGTCATGGCTGCGGCTGCGGTGTGAAGTTATCAACGACAGGGGCGCCGTCAAGCAACTCCTGTCCGCTCGCGGACGCCTTGGGCTGCTGCAGTTGCGCCATCTGTGCCATCTGTGCCATCTGTGCTTGCTGGGCTGCGAACTGCTGCGCCTTGAACTTGTTCGACGACGGCACCACGCGATCCGGGTTGACGTCGAGCCGCTTGGCGGCGTGGCGCAACAGCTCGGCGCGGCCTTCCAGGCCAATGATCTGCATGTCTATCGGGTTGGCCGTCGCCACCAAGAACTCGTTCGTGCGAACCTGCGCCGTCTCCTTCGTCAGCAAGCTGAGCGAGCCGCGGGCGCGAGCGGCCAAATCACCCGACAGCCGCAGCTCCGGCTTATTGACCAGCAGCCAGTGGTAGGTACGCTCAACACACGGCGCGATGATGTGTACGTCGAGGCTGGCGAGCACCTGCCTGATCTGTTTGGTAGCGTTAGCCACCATCATCGACAGTCCCGACGCCGTGCGGCCTGCACCGCCCTCACCGCCACTGAACCCGGCCATGTAACGCGGGATACCGCTGACCTCATCTGCGATAGCGGCAAACCGCTCGTACACCCCCATCAGTTCCGCCGCGTTGCTTGACGGTTGGAAGAACGTCACCGGTGGCGCGGACGACCCCATCGGGTCGCTGATGACTTGGTGAATCTTCCACGGATACAGCTCCGTGATGTCCTCACCCTGCGGTAGTCGGTCAACGTTGACGACCACCTGCGGACCAGACGCAATGCCCAGGTTGTTCGCCAGCGCCCGCGCCGCCGAGTTACACATGTCCTGACAGTCGCGCAGCACGTCAAACAGGCTGTTGTGCCAGAATGCTCCCGGCACCCGGCTGAAGCCATCCGCGTAGTACGGCCTCCGCGCCAGGGGATCGGGGTTGAGCACGGCTTTGATGACGTGACTGCCGATCAACCACGCCTCCACCTCGTACTCCCTGGCCTCGTCGGGAACTTCCTCCTCGGTCATCCCCCACTCACGCAGCATCTTGCCGCTGACACTGCCCCAGTACTGCAACGCGTCGATGGTGTCTGACTGCGACACCGAAGTAACGACGTCGCGCCCTTCGGCGCTGGCGCGCTCTGTGTCAACGCTCAACCACTCGTGTAGGCCGCCCGACCCGTGCTCGTCCAACACGCGGCGTATAGCGTCTTCGCTATACCCCTCCACACCGATGAGCGCCGTCAATGCGCTGCGGTTGAGTTTGTGGCGCTCGATCAGATAGCCATCGTGTACGTTCGTCGCCCACGGGGCTGGGTAGATATTGAACGGATCTACGCGCTCGAAGAACACCTTCGGCACGCGCTGCACCTGCGGCACGACGCTGCCGTCACCGGCTGGCGCCCACCTCAGCTCGCTCGACATGCGAACTACCGGGCCTTTGATGAAGGCCGTCTTGAACACCGCCAGGTCGTCGATGAAGGCGTCCAGCGCATCCAGCCAGCCGCCCTCAACCATCAAGTCCTCGATCTCGCGCTCAGCGCGAGCAGACTCCGCGCGGGCCTGTTCGTCGATGCGGTTCTCAACCTCCATTTTCATGTCGATGAGGCGGCGTCGGATGTCGTCCGTGCTCATCGGCATTCCGGCCATCTCGGCCTGGGCCGCTTCCTCGTACACCGACGCCAAGATCGTCTCAACGTCTTTTGGCGGCAAATCCGGCGCCGGGGTGGGCTCAAGCGCCCAGGGTTTTTCGCTACCGCTGCCAATGAGCACGTCGTACAGCAGAGCTTTCAACTGCCGCGCCTTGGTCGCAAACAGCATCATGTAAATCTCGCTGCCGCCTTGCAGCCGGATTTTTGCCAGCTTGTCCGGGTCGTACTCCCCTCGCCGAGAGCGTACGGCCGCCAGCATATCCTGCTCCACCTGCTGCTTGGCCTGCTTGGCCAACTGCCAGTGGCGCTTGATGTGCGCTGCCAGTGACTGCACTAACGGGCCAGCCTGCTGCTCCTTAGCAGCCTTGAGCGCCGCCGCGTTGGCCTCCTCCGCCAACAGTGTGCTTAGCGGTTTGGCCGACATCAGTCCTTTGACGGAGAAAGTGGGCGTCGGCTGTAGTGCCGGGGTAGGTGTTGACGGTGGGGTAAGGCCGAGTTGCATTGGTAGCCCTCAGTAGCTAACTGGGCATATTATGCCCATTTGACGCTAGTAAGCATAGCTCACTTTTTTGACCTCGCGCTTACCGGACTGAAGCGCTGTTCCACGAACGTTCATGTCGATAACGGTATCGGCGTACTGGTTCGCGTCGTGTATATGTGAGAACTGGTTCTTCTCCGGACGGTCCTCCATATCGCCGTTCCTCTTGATCTTGTACCGATACCCGTACCGGAACCCCTTGATGAGCATCTCGCACGACGGGTCGATCAGGTACATGGCCTTGCCGTCCTGCTGCTGGAGCAGCAAGCGTTCAACCGCTTGGATGCGTCGCTCGGGGTCGTTGGTCGGTGGTCTGACGCATCGGAACCCGGCCTGCTTGAGTACGTCCACCAGTGACATCTCGTTCAACTGCTGCTTGGCGAAACCCGCCGGGTCCGGCGCACACACGAACGTACAGCCTTGGAACCGGTTGGCGATGTATGGGTTGAGCTTGGTCCGGATGAACGTCTCGATGCCCATGTTCTCCGCCGTCACCTCTCCCAGCGTCAGTACTCGGCCTCGCGGGTCGCGCTGCTTGAACACCGCAGCGGGCGTGCGTCCGAAGTCCACGCCGATGATGATCGGGTAATTCTCGCTACGGATGGGAGTGATCGTGTCTTTGGCGATGTGAAAGTCCGCCGTGAAGCTCTTGTCGTACACCGGTGTGCCTGACAGAGACCGCCCGTACTCCGAGCGTAGGTAGACCCGCAGCCAGTCGTCGGTCTTGCCCGGGATCAGGTTGGGGTAGTAGTTCGGGTTGAGCGCCTTGATGTTGTCCGCCTCGGGGTGGACCAGCCACTCGTTGCCGTCCTTGTCGATCAACGGCTCGCACGGGTCGATGATCAGCGGCCCCTGCATGGTCTGGATGGTCAGGGCGTCCCCGCCGAAGCGGTCGATCCACGCGGCCTTGCGCAGGATGGCCGGCGGCTGCTTGAAAATGGCCCAGTTAGACGGCGGGTTCTCCATCTTGTCCCACCACCACGTCTCCTCATCGGGCATGTTGGTATCGAACAGTGCGCACGAGCGGGTGGGCCCGCCGTCCTTCGTACTGGGGTAGCGGTTCAGACGGCCCAGCAGCCCGTCCACCACGTCAGGATGCAACTCGCGGGCCTCATTGCCCCACAGGAACGTAGTCTCCAGCGAGAGGGCCTTCCGCACGTCGTCAGGGGTATCCAGCGCGATGAACAGCCACTCGGACTCCACGCGCGTGCCGTCGGCCATGCTGCCTTGCAGAATGAATGTCTTTTCCACCGCCTTCCACACCCCGGCCTTCCCCGGCGGCAGCCATTCGAACACGGTCTTTCGCGTCGTCAGGGCCAGTTGGTCTGCGGTGTTTCGAACGATGACTGCCCGGGTCTTGCGGATACCCTGCGCGTTTGGCGCCTGCCCACACGCCAGCCGCACGAGTTCGTGTACACACGTGACGGACTTACCCCCGCCCACAGGGCCAGCCAGCACGCGTACGTAGTTGCCGTCCAGCATGAACCTGGTTTGTGTCTCAGTTGGGGTGTAGTCGCTCACTCGTCATCCTCCAACGGGATTTCCAGCACGTCGATTGGCTGGATTTGGGGTGTAAGAGGGACGGTTTGTCCACCTAACGTCACGTTATTGCCTGGGAGGTTGATGTTGATCTGGAACCCGGGGCCTGCGGCAGCGCCTTTGTCCTCTTTTGGCTCCAGATTGGCCAGTTTGGCCAGGGTTTTGAGACCCTCAAGGCGTGTATTGGTGCCGGTCTCGTTGCTCATGAGGTCCACGATGACCTTTTCAAGCACCATCTCCGCGCCCATGGCGGCTTTCTGGCGGAACACCCATCCGTTTTTCTCCAGCTCGGCCTTTTTCTCCGCGACTGCCAACTGAAACGGTTTGGATTCCTTGATCTGCTGCCAGGTTTCGCCGTACAGACCGAACCGTGCTGCGATTTCGTCAGGGTCTTCGAGGCCCTGAGCGCATCCAGCGACCAGTTCTGCGGGGATGTTGGTCAGTGTACGGGGTCGCCACTGGTACTCCAGCGGCTCATCCGGGATGTCAGGTAGGTCTTCACTGTCCATTTTTGGCCTTCCAAGCTCGAATGTAGGCTTCCAGCGCCCTTCGTACGATCTCTGCGGTGGTAACCCCCCGGGCTTCTGCTAACAGTTTAACCTGCTCGACCACTTCTGGGGGCAGGAAGAAGTTGTATCGGTGGTATTGGGCGATGCGAGACATGGGGGTGAGTATACACACATCTAAAAATTGGACATTTTGTATGAGCAACTCGTGAAACGTGGGGGCGCGTCAGCGCGTCGTTGTCCCCACCCCGGGGCGGTCTGTAGGCGGCTAGTAGCAATTTCGCCTATGGTGTAGGCGATTAGCTGCTGTTGTAGCCAAACGGCCTACGGTGGGTGGTGATCGTGCCACCAACACCTCGCTCTATAACAAGCAACAGACTGCAACACGCGCCGAAAGTTCGCACAGGGCAGGTCCAAAGCCTCGCCCACCGCAACAAGTAGGGCATACGCGGATGGCAGTCTGTGGTGTTTCGTTCTCTAAAAATCGACAAGCGGCTTAGTCGGGCGGTGTTGCGTCGTCGCCCGAACGGTCAGAGTGCGCATAGGCGCACCCCGTGTAGCCGCCCCTGCTAAGGCGCAGGGCATTTTGGGCGTGTATGGGACACGCCCCGGCCATTGATCGGCCCGCGATACGTAACCCCTAATGGGGCCAGGGATCGGCGCGTCTGGCAAACGCGTAAGGGCCGGCTTTGGGATGGGCATTGCATTGACAGTGTCCATCCGTCAAGTCAATCAATCATCAATGGAGATTTATCAATGGACATTGTCACCGTAGAACGGGACGTCATCCCCATGAACGAAAAGGGCAAGGCGGGCTCGCTCGCCAGGGCCATCGCGTTCGCCACTCGTGAGGCTCGCCTTAAAGTGGGCCAGGCAATGTACGCCACATGGTTGGCGAACAGCCAGTTCCGGCCGATCGTTCGTGACGTGCTGGACACTCTCGTACCAAAGGCCGCCCGGCCTTACGTTGAAGCCCTTGTACCCGCAAGCGGGCCGGTACCAAAGGCCCAGTTCGTAGCCTTCTGCCAAGCTGTAGACAACGCTATCAAATCCAAGGG